TATCTTTTGACGGCTTTCTTTCTCCACCAATCAATAACATTTTCTAGTTCAAACCTGTCAAAGTTTTCTGCTTTTTCTAACTGTTCTGTTTTACCTAGAAGAACATCTTTTGTATTTGAATAACCATACTCTGACATATAGAATCTTTTTTGTGTAGTCACATCGGTTGACTTCTTGATTACACCGTCAAACATTTCAAATGCTTTTGTGTCATGTTCCTTTAAGTTTGCCTTGAGAACTTGTATCATCTTTGTTTGGTATTTTAGTTTTCTACTGGAAGCATCTTTTTTAATAAGAACTTCGCCACCATTCTTCTCTTCAAACCAATCGCGTAGGTGAAAGTAAATTTCCTCACCCATAGTCAATAAGAACGATGACATAGTATCACCCTTGTATCTTAGAAAAGGTTTCATACCATCGTACATACTAGCACCCTTGATGTTACCATATAAAGATGTAGTCTCAAACAAACAGAACTCTGTATTATATTTCTTGTTCAACATCCTTCGTACATCATGCGAACAACAAATTGCAGCCAGTAACTTACCACCCAGATAATTGAATCCGAATGGTTGTACTGGAACTATATTAAACCCCATGATTGCCCTCTTGTTAAAGATAGGCAAGTCGGGGACACCGCCAAGAAAATCATTCCTTGGTTTGGAGTTTATTAAAGGTGACCCCAACTTGATAAAACCAACTGCTGTGTTAGTATTCGTTTCTTTCACAATCAGTTTTAATTCTTTGCCTGGCGCTTGGTCTGGTGAGAAAGATGCAGTCATCTCTAACATCTGGTCAAACACCTCGTTGTTCATTTGAACAACTGAAAAATTCATTTCTTCTGGATGCATATCCCACTTCTGGAACATGTCATCCTCCACACTCATACCAAAAAGAGGCGGAGGCAATGCCTTCACCCTTTCGATTTTTCTTGCACGAAAGTAATCATCAATCCTCTCAAAATTTGAGAAGTAATCGACAACTAATTTACTAGCATATATTGTATCTTCTTTAGATAGAATCATGCGACATTCATAAACTCTGGTACTTCGCGGTTAGTCCACTTAGCGAAACCTTTCTTCTCTTCTCTGTAATAGGTTCTGTACCCATCAAGAGAGTTGGACTGTTTACAGTAATCTGGCATACATTGTGGTGGTTCATACCAAGAACCATGTGATATATTTTTTGGTGATTCAGATAACAAGTCACGCAACTTAGAATCAGTCATGTGTATTCTGCCATACCTGTATGTGTACTCATCGCAAAGATTAGTAAACATATTGTACATGTATTGATACTGTGAATTGTTTTGTCGAACCCATATGGCAGATGGGTGATTAATATGTGACGCTTTGTATAAGACACCATCCATGTTGGAATTGTCTAGTCGCCACCGTTTGATTCTCCTACCACTAGATGCGTCAGTCCATTGTGTACCATCCAACATTCGGTGGGCAGTAGACAATAACTGAGCGTACTCAATAACCATCTTTACGACATGTTTGTCGCAATGCATTTTTACCGATACGGTAGGGGTTTTATGCAAATAAAATATATTCATAATAAAGAAAACTCCAATTAAACTTTATATTCCGAACATTATACTCGGCTTTGGGGCAAAAGTCAAGAACTTTTTTCAGTTTCTTTCATCGCTGGAATTTTCTCCTTTGCCATCTTCAATGCTTCCTTGTCATCCAGATACTTCGGACGCCTTTTAGGAACCTTTTTATCCTGTTCTGCGTACTGAGCTTTGTGTTTTTCCGCTTGGTCTATCTGACCCCTCATATATTCAACAAATTCAGCTGAACCCCCATGTCCTTCTTCGCCATCTAGGATAGATTGTATATCAAGGTTTTGAATGTACTTGTACTTAGTATCAAGTTGTTTCTTTTCCTTTTGTATCCTTCTTAGAAAAGCATAGTAAGTAATCTGCGTAAAGTACGCAAAGGGATTCTTAGATTTCTCTGGGTTAAAGTTATCAATGTATGTGATACAGTTTTCTATACCATCCAGAATCATTTCTTCTCTAAATGTATAGTTAACAAAGTTTGATTTGTATGCCAAGTGGTTGGCAATTTTCACAAAACACTCTCCGATATATTCCGTCACGCGAGGTTTAGGTAAGTCCTTTTCCTCTGCGGCCAATCGTATTTCTCGATACTCTGTCATAGCAACAAGAAATTCCTTGTTGTTAACATAGTGTCTATTTTCTGATTTTTTAGTCATAGTGTTACCATTCTATAATAAAGTTGTGCAAAAGTCAAGTAAAAAATTAATTAAAATAATGCTTGACATCTGGTTTAGGTTTCCTGTATAATAGGTTGTCGTTTAAGGATAATTGTAGCTAGTGCAATATCCTTTTCTTCTTTCCTATAAGTTCGTCTACCATTTCTTTAAGGGTATCTGAATCGAACCCCTCTTCACTTTCCCCATCCTCAATATATTCTTCCATATCGTCAATGGGCGGAAGAGATGATGGTTTATTAAAATATCCATCTTTTAAATTCTCGTACCCTAGTTGATATCCCTCACTAAGAGGGGCGATTGCGACTATATTATTTGTATTCACTTCAAACATAGTCTCGTTAGAGAATGACATCCAAGGTCTTATTGAATAAGCTTCGTGCGTCATGGATAAAGGCATTCTCATGATTTCCATAGGATAATGTACTACTATCTTGTCCAAAATTTCGGACTCTTCTACTGTAGCTACTATTTGTAGTCCACTATCAAAACAAATTATTTTTGGTTCGTTTGTCATATCTTTCCTTGTGAATCTATTTTTACTACTTTGTAATCAAATGATTCTTCATTATACATTTTAATTCTTTCTAACAGATGGTTGAGAGTGTAGTTTTTCCTCTCGCGCCACGATAGGTCATCACCAATATCAAACAAATTACACTTTGTTTTTACTTCACTCTTACGAAGTCCCCTACCAATTGATTGTAGATTCCTAATTCTACTCTTACTTGGCGAGGCGAATATAATATTATTAAGATTCCTTATATTTATACCTGTAGAAAAGGTTCCGTAACTTGCAATTATTATTGTGTTGTCTGACTTCTCTGTCAGCGCCCTAATCTTTTCTCTCTGTTCTGTCTCTGTTCCGCCAAATACAAAATGAACTGGGCGGTCTGTTTTCTTTGATATTATATCATATAATACTTGTCCATGTTTTTCTACATACTGATATAATAAAAGAGAGTTTCCCTTTTGTGCTATGGTTAGTTTACTTATGATATCATTTCTGCCCGCGTGTCCTACTAAATAATCCATCTCTTCTTTATATGGCATCTTGGATACCAGTTTTCTTTCTTCATCTGTATACCCTATCAACATACAAACAATTTTTAACTCAGCGAGTTCTTTCTTGTCCATGAGTTTCTTGGTAGTGGTTACCTTATACACCTTACCAAACACCCCTTCTAAGACTAATCTATGGGTCTTTGTACCATCTAGTGTACCAGTAGTACCTATTCTAAATCTGGCGTTCGTGCATTTATCCATAAGAGTCATCAAAGACTTTGCTTTAAATAGGTGTGCCTCGTCACCGTACACCACATCAAAATCTGCAAACCACTTCTGAGGATACTTGTAGATTGACTGCCATGTTGATATAACTATGTCAGCTTTGTTTGTTTTTTCTTTACCACCGTATATTCTGTGACAGTATTTTGATACATCGAATCCATTGTGCGTGGAGTAATCAGCGAAGTCTCCGTACATTTGTTCTACTAAAGAGGTAGTAGGGACTACAATTAATTGTTTTCGTCCTAAGGCGTGGTGATATCGCGCCAGATTGTATATTATGAGTGACTTACCACTAGCGGTAGGGGAAAGTAAAAGAGTTCTGCCACCGTTGATTGCATCGAATACAGCGTCTTCTTGGTAGTCTCTTATCTGAATAGGTTTCCAGTTACTATGGAGTTTTAATCTACTGGCGAATTCCTTGACCTCACCGCGTGACATCTCTTCACCTATCTCACCCATCTCTAACTTGACTTCATACTCAAGTTGTTTTGCAAATTCTAATAGGTAAGGCAAAAGACCAACATACAGTTCGCGTCTGGATAGATTGTATAAACGAATCTTTCCGTCCCAATGTCGGTTCCTATATGAAGGCATAAATGAGGCGCCAGGCACCTCAAAGGTAAAGAAATCTGATATCTCTTTTGTTATACCCTCATCGGAAGCTTCCACATGCATATGCACATGGTCTTTCTGTTTGACAAATATCATAATAGGCCAGATTGTGTCTTGTTCCATTCAACAGCATTTTTGATGTCCCAAGTCCTCGAATTTAAACTACGCAATACCCTGTCCAAAAAATCTACCGTTGTTTCTAAGTACCAAATTTTATCTTGTTGTTTAATAACCTCGGCATCACCGTCCAATACTGCTCTCATGTCAGATTTAAGTACGGAGTTTTTATACCAAGGTTCCCAACCAAGTTGGTCAAGTTCCTCTTTAGATAATTCTCCACGAAAGTATTCTGACTTAACTCTTTCAAGTCTTGCCAAGTCCGCCTGTGCTTTTCTCGTTTGTAATTTAAAGTTAGCAAGGTGGGTTACATATTTTGCGTGAAGATTTGGTGTACCTATAGATTCGGCACCAAGGTCTAGTTCATCGATTTTACAATCTTCAGCCCACATATCTTGAAGTTCGTTCAATGTAGCCATAATATATCCTTCAATGTTAAGTTACAGATTTAATATTAAATATCCTGTATTTAAAAGATGCAAGTCCAACAAAGTATGGTGAATCACCACCAGATATGTCAAAGTCCAATCCACTTAATGCGATTGGAAAAGCATCTTTGAATAAAATTTCTTGATTTGGATTGTTGTTAGAGTCGAGTACAAATAGACTCGCGTCACTAACTTGTCCAAGTGATTCCTGTTTAGATGTCTTCTGTCCACCAGTTCTCCACTTCTGAGATTTAACGAAATCGCCAAACTGAGAATGTTTCTCTGGGAATCCAAGTCCAACCAACCAGTTATACAATTCGATATAGTTTGTCATATCCTCTTGTATTAGGAATCTTATATTTAGGTCACCAAAAGTAATCTTATCGCCTGGAAATGGTATGTCCTGTAGCGGTGTAGTTTGTACTGGAAAACCAATGGTCATGTCTGGAATGTTCGCACCTTGACAAAAGAACGCTACATTCGGAAGATTGTGGACTTGGAACTTAAACCCATTGGGTCTAAGATAATCAAGTTCAGTCCCCGATTGGGCAGCGAAATTACCTTCTGCGATTGATGGTGTTACTGTATATGCCATTCTTCTAAACCTAAAATAGTTATTATTATACTGCTATTTATAACAAATGTCAAGCGAAAAAAAAGGGAGTCTTGCGACTCCCTCTAAAACTGTTGTTTTTACTGGTTGGTTAACCCAACTCTTTTTATTACATAAGGTTGGAAACCTTAACAGACCTATAGTACTGGTTCCTGTCGGCAGTGAATGTGTCACCGTCAGTTGTACCATCTGATTGTGTTACGAATGGGTTAGCAATCATACCATACCTAGTCTTGAAACCAATTTTTGGTTGGAAGGTAGATGGGTCAATCGCACGAACCATTTGTAAAGGTACATACGGACAGTAGAACAGACCAGCGTCATAAGGTGAAGTTCCTTTATAACCGGCAACATAGAACTGACTAGCAGCACCTGTGTTTGCACTATAAGGGTCAACATACACTTTGTAGCGTCCGTTAAGAACACCAGCAAAAGTATTACCTGTGTCATCGACATTCAAGTTAGTGTCAAGAGCAGGAGTGTAATCTAATACACCAGCCATTGAAAGTGCAGAGGCAACATCTGAAGAACAGATGATGAAGTTACCTTTTCCTCTACGAGTATCTTGAGCGATAACATTAGCATCTCGTTCAATATTGAACAAGAGACCCTTGAACCTTTCTACAGACCAACGACCATTTGAATCAACATCAAGGTCGAAAGTACCAGCAGATGCAGTCGAAGCAGCACCTGTCTTAGCAACTTTGTAGATAGTTCTAATTACTTCTCGGTTAATCTCAGCGAGAATTTCCTGTGACAGAATGTTTGACAATTCTGACTCAGCGTCTAGACCGTGAACTGCTTTAAGGTCTTGAGCAAGTTCCACAGTATATTCTGCTTTAAGAGCTCGTGACTTAGCGGTTACAGTTGTTTTCTCAATTGAGAATGCCATTTGGTTTAAAGTTACTGTGTCACCGAACAATTCTGCATTGTCTCTAGTTACACCAGTACCAGTTGTAAATGTGCCATCAACTGGATTAGACCCAGCGTGCGTACCTGTACCAGCAAAGTCAGTATCCGCTTCGTTGAACAGAGCTTCTGTTCCTGTCTGCGAAGTATAATGTGACTTCATGGCAAAGATAAGACCTGTTGGGCCAGTCATAGGTTGAACACCACAGACATCATACGCCATCAAATTAGGAAGAGCTCGTCTTACTAATGAGATAAGGATGGGGTCATAAGTGTCAACAGCAGATGACATATTATTTGCGTGAACTGCTTCAGAGATTATTGATTTCTCTTCTTGCAATGCCTTCTCTTGGTTCTCAAGAATTACTGCGGTTACCGCTTTACGGTATCCGTCCTTGATTTCCCCAAGGTCAGGGTGATCCAATACTGGACTCCACTTTTTTTGGATTTCTTCTGAAAGATACATTGTAGTCTCCTATTTTCTTTCTGGTTATTTACCTAGTTGGTATTATTTATAATAAACTTATTTTTTAAGTTGTCTGGAAATCGCCTGAGCGTATTTGTTAACAGTCCCACCCTCGTTCTCAAGGAAGCTTTCTTCAACTGTGTCTGTCAGTTTGTTGTCTGACTCTTCAGTTAAAGTTTCCTGTTTCGGGAAGTAGTTCTCTTTAACGACTGATACTTTTTCAGCGAACATTTCAATACTACCGAAATCAACATCTTCAACTAGAGAAGTAAGTTTCTCTTGTTCAGTAAGTGTTAAATCTCCAGCAGCCTCACCGATGATTTTAGAACGCATTAGTTGTTCCCTTTCACCTGTGATAGTGATTTGCGCTTCTACAGACTCATTGAGTTTCTTTTTAAGAGATTCAATTTCGTCTTGCATTTCGCCCAACACATCGTACTTGTCTTGAGGTACTTCGATGTAATGTTCAGCGAATACTGTTTTCAAAGACTTAATAAAGTCTTCTGTAATTTCAGTCCTAAGACCACGCTCAATAGCAAGCTCGTTTTCTTTCATCCAGTTCTCAGCAACATAGTTAAGATACTGGTCGATTTTACCAACCATCTCTTCTTTGAAAGTTTCTCTTTCAATATTTGACTGTTCTTCTATTTCTTTCTGAATGGATTCCATTTCATTAGCGAGTCTCGCGGTGACTACTGTTTCAAATAATTCAGCAGCCTTTACTTTAAACTCTTCTGAGAGGTGTTCCTCATCAGCGAAAAGGTTTTTGATGTCGTTTTCAAACAATGTTTCTTCTTCTTGTTCTTCTGACACCTCTGTGTCCTCCTCTTCTGATTCAGTTTCTTCAGACTCAACAACAACTTCTTCTTCGTTCTCGATTTCGTCTTCAGCGATTACTTCTTCATCCTCTACTTCCTCTTCTTCCTTCTGGGTACGAATACCTTCAGAAGATTTCTGAGCAACTACGGATGAGGTATCTGTACCACCATCATAGTTTGGTGCCTGACCAGCGCCTGAATTAGCAGGTCTTGGTGCGTCACCGATTTTTGAAGCAGCAGCAGTTCCAACAGCAGATGTTAATCCACCGTGTTTGTCGCCAGTGCCACTTAGATCTTGTATTTCTGGGTTAGGATTTGAATCCCCTTGAGTTGGATTGCTTTTATCTCCACCTGTTGCATTAGGTCTAAGATTCTCAGCAGCTCCAGCTTCATCCAGTTCTTGAGTCTCCTCGTTAAGAGCGGATTCTACTTCCTTTCCCTTAGCGAGCATTTCTCTTATTTTGCTTTCTACGCCCATGTTAATTTCTCCTTTGAGATTTGCGTTACTGTATTTATTTATAAAACTTTAGATTTTTGATAACTTATTCATGAATGAACTGAACACTGCCATCTTCTCTTCCTCCAGTTCACGCGAACTAGCCCTCTTTATTCTCCTAACAGCGGCGTCTATTTCTTGTTCCATCCATGACCCCTCAACCATTACCCACTCTTTATGTTCCATGATACCTCTAACGAAAGCATCTGGAGCAGATGGGTCTGCTACTATATCAGCAGCGGTTGATAGTACAAAGTCATCTTGTACCTCGTTGATGCCATTCTTTTCTTTTAAAGTTCCTAGTCCCCTAGAACTCACACCAAGGGAGGCACCTTCGTCAATAAGGTTCTTTACGATGTTTCCCATAGGTGTATCAAGAATTTTTGCCTTTCCAATATAATTGGAACCATCTTCTCTCAAAGAAGTTATCATGTGTGATACACGGTCTAAATTGATTGTTGGGCCATCTGGATGTCCTAATTCACCCATCGCCCTTTTCTTGTCGATACTTTCTTTAACATAACGGTCAACTTCCCTTTGCATAATTTCGCGTGGGTATACTCTACCGTTCCTGTTTTTAAGGTCAGATTGGAGAAAGACTCCTTCTATAAAAAGGTGTGTCTTACCGTCTTTTTCTTCTTTAAGATATTTAATATCCTCTGTTGTTTCAGTTATAAGTTTCATTATCCTAAGTCTCCATCTGCGCCTTGGTGTTGTTGTGAACCATATCCACTTATTTTGGCAGTCTCTACAATTACCGTTCCGCCTGAACCACCAGCAATAACCACTTCTATATCTTGGTCGTTCTGGTGATTGTCATTGAATCCGTAAAAATCTAGTGACCCACTCTCTGTTAATTCATAGAGGACATCACTATTCCTTTGTACTTTCGCACTAGCACTAGCAGATAAAGTCCAATGAAGGGCTTTTATATCCGCCTTGGGAGAACTTTGAGTCTCCGTACTTTTCTTTAATGTTGTTGCAAGTGCAATGGTGCCTGTCGCAGCTGTTCCACGAACGGCACATACTCCTTGAACTTGAGTAAGTTTTAAAACATCGACTACGACTGCCATTTAGTTTCTCCTAGTATTTCTTTTTCTTGGAATGGTTACCATGCATACCTTCCTCTAGTACATCTAGAGAGTAAGTCTCACACATCTCCACTCCGTGTTCAAACATAACCCGATACCAAGCAATGCTACCTTCTCTATTTGGTTCAGCATGCTCCCCTACTATGGGTTTCCCTTCACCGAATTTAGGGTGGACTACCTTTAATGCACACATATGTGTTAATTTAGGGTCTTCCGAACTTCCCTGTTTTGGGGGTGCGACATCACCTTCTATACCGTCTTCGGCAGGATGGTTAGCAGTAGCTTTTTCCTTCTTAGGTTTTTCTACTGGTTGCGCTTCCTCGCGTAACTCCTTAAATGTCTTCATTTGTTTCCCCTGTATCGGTCTCTGTTTGTTCTAATTCTTCGTCTACTTCTGGTGCAGCCTCAAGTCCCATCTTCTGTAACTCTGGGTCATTGAAGATTGCATTTGCAATTTCTTCCTTCCTTGCGGAAACTAATTCATCCGCCCTTGTACCCATCGCTTTAGCAAATTCATCATTTGCAGCTGTATAGTCACCGTCTGCCCACTTATCCATCATGTTTCTGACAGCATCCTGTGGTGTTACTTCATCGGTAACTTCAACTTCTACATTTGCTTCTTCACTCATTTTCTTCTCCATTTTCATTATTTGTTATACCTTCATCTTGACTGGCTGCAATTTGCCCGTCCATCAAACTAATCTCTTCATCCGAAAAACGCATGATGTTTTTCTGGACATATTCTTTACTAAACAACTGACCTATAAATGGTACTACACCGTTTAGTATCTCTAACCTACTTCTAAGGATTTCTTGTTCCTTAGACTCTGTATAGTAGGCATCCTGTGCATACAAATACTGTAGGTCATTTTTAATATCTGGCCATTCTTCCTCGTTAATGACCCCTTTCAGTATCAGTTGAGTTTTTAGTAGGTCATCAAATATCCCACTAAATCTATTCCTCAACTTAGAAACGAACTTTGTAAATTTAAGTTCATCTCTGGTAATCTCAGCAGACCGTCCAAAATTTAGACCTGTCTGTTGTTCCAGACGCGAGATAGGAACATTAAGAGATTGATATAGTTTCTTTTGGAAGTAAACCACATCTTCAATCTCACCTAAATTCGCACCGCCTGGCAATGTTTGAATCTCTGTACCTCTACCACCTTCTTTCCGTGGTAACCAGAAATCTTCAAGCATTGACATAAACTTTTTGTCATCCCTTATCTCACCAGTATCACTATCATAAACAAGTTTGTTTCTGTAGCGACTCATAACATCTTTTAGATATTGTTCCGCCTTTCCTGTTGGCAGATTTCCAACATCTATATAAAAA